TTATGAAATTACGTATGCCTTTACCTACGTCTGTTAGTTTATCAGTTGCTTCTCCAAACTTATCACCTACAGCATCCTTTGCCTGACCAAGTTTTTCTCCAGCTGACTGTGCAGCCTTACCTGCTTTATCACCCAATAACTGTGCGTTCTTGCCTATAGAACTGCCTACATCCTTAGCTTTATCTCCTACCTTTGTAGCAATTTTCTTAGCACCATCTGCTATCTCACCTAGTGGAAGTCCAGGTTGAACCTCAGCTGACTCTAGTGCTTCAACCTTATCTTCTAACAATCCAACACGTTTTACCACACGACGTTGTGACTGCAGAGATCTCTGCATCATCTCATGTGATACGCCCTTATCTTGTTTATCGGAATCGCCAGGTAATTTCATTTAAGTTCTTACTACTCCTTTGCCCATAGGATCAATAACTGTTTTTAAGTCAACCTTTTTAGTTGCCTTTGCCATCAATGCAGGATTCTGCGGTGATGGTACATATACAATTTTAGGTTTGCCAGGTATAGGAATTACGTTAGGAGTTCCTTCACCTCCACCTGTTCCTTGTGTTACTGGTTCATTATTTAACATTTGTTTTGAGACACCTGTGCCAGGTGCTGTAATAGAAGATCCACCTCCACCACCTTGTGCGGGAGAAGTAGAACCTGATGAGGGTGATCCTACTGGATCATCAAGATTAGGAATCCACTTATTTTTGCCAGGTTGTAACCATTTATCGTTAGGTTCGTTGTTATAGTAATCAAAGTGAACTGGATCTCCTTCACCCTGCCATTGGAAACCATACTTCTTACCATTGTCTCTCATCCACTGGTTTGCTTTTGAATAGTAGTCAATATCAATTGCCCAACCTTGACCATGTGGTGACTGTCCTACAGGTGCAGGATTTATGGCGTTTTCATCGCCCGCTTCAGCTGCGTCTATTAATGCTTGTTGTTGTTCGGGACTTCTATATGATGATGTTACGCTCATAGGTAAGTTGATACCATCTTTAGCAGCAGCATTTACTGCTTTTTCCCACGCTTTTTGAGTAGATGGGTTCAATATAATTGGTCTACTATACATGTCTTTAGTAGGATCAGGTGCTTCTACACCACTTTGTTGCTGTTCTGCTTCCTTTTGACCTGGCAATACGCCCATGTCTTTAGCAGCAAGTGTGGCATCTAAACCTACAGATATAGCAGTTCCAACGCCAGGTATTGTACCTGCAATACCAGATGCTGCTTCTAGCATTGCACCTTTAAGATCACCTGACATCAATCGTTGTCCTGCAAATAATAGTCCTGCACCTAGACCTACAAATGGTATTTTCTTCAACAGTCCTTTACCTAGTGCCTTTGCACCTACCTTTGCTATTGCTTTACCACCTACCTTTGCAGCAACTTTCTTAGCACCTTTCTTTAATAATGCTGTTCCCGCTTTACTTGCACCCTTGACTAGTTTTGTACCAGACTTAGCAACCTTACTGGCACTCTTCATTCCTTTCTTACCAACAGCAAGAACGTTTCTAATTTTTTTTCCTACTTTTGTTTTCTTTAGGAATTTTAATCTCTTACCTAGTTTAAGATTTTTAAGTTTGCTTAGTTTACTTAAAAAATTAAGTGGATTACCCGATCCTTTTGTTGGATCTTGTTGTGCTTTTTTCTCTTCTTTTGGCGACATTGCACCGCCACCTATCATTTTCTGTCCACCCCACCAATTTAGTGTTGATTTCAATCCAATTTTCTTAGCGGGTTTTGCTGTATCCGATATACCAAATATTGCTTTTAACTTCTGTGCCTCTGCCATGACACCACCTCTGGCAGGAGATGCGGGTAGTTGTTTTAAGAATCCTATAGAAGAACTAATAAGAACTGCTGCACCTTCTTTATAAATTTCGTTTACTGCTTCTCCATAATTCTTGACAGGAGTTACTATCTCAGGTTCCTTTTCGCCAACCTTTGCAATAGTTGGGCGTTTTACGAGACCACCCTCTGCTAATTCTACTTCTACTTTATATGGTAAATTCTTTTGCTGTGCTACTTTTGGTATTACCTTCTCTATAGTTTCTACTTCTATAGTTTCTTTTGTTTCTTTCTTCTTTATATCATCTGCTGCTTTATATGTCTCTGTGCCACTCGCAAACTGATTGTTAGCATCACTAACGGGAACTGGTACAATAGCAGGTACGTAATTGCTTTGTGGACGAACAGCACCACTAACCCCTGCAAACAATTCTTGCATAGAGTTTTTTAAAAAATTAGCGATTGCTCCTTCTTTCATTAGCGTCGGTTTTCCTCAGCGATACGGTCTCGTTCCTTTTGTAGGTGTTGTGCAAGCATATTTACATATACCTCACGTTCCCAAGGCATCATATTTTCAATATCTGTCAAGCTATATTTATGGTGTTGTACCAGAGAAAAATTAGTTTGATAGAAGGTCATGATGCCCTCGTGAAAGAGGGCTATACGAAAAAATCAGATAATCCTTCTAATACAACCTCGTTAACAACTTTAGTTTTAGGATTTTTTACCTTTAATACATGTCTAAGAGTTGGCATTGTCTCAAAAAACGATTGTATTTTTTCAAATTGATTGTTAGTTAGTCCCTCAACCCATGCCTTTGACTCATCGAGAGAGTCAGAAGTAAAGTCATCCTCACCAACATAAACTCTTTTGATGCATTTAGCCACAAGTTCGTATTCATCGACCTTTTCATCCATAAAATTAATTTTAGCAAAATAATCTAAATCAGGGTATTGCATTTCAATAGTTAGATCATTATCTAACTTTATAATATTAGTGTGACCTTTTGGAAAATTGACTTTGACATCATCTACCATAAATTTTACATCTACAGTTGTTTCTTTATCATCAGCACATGTGACTCTCATCTCAATCTCTTCACTAATTGATCTAGCACGTATCTGCAGAAACAAATACTCAATGTCAAACAAAGCAAGAGTTGTCATATCTATCTTTGTAATAAGACATGCCTTTATAGTATTCGTGATAGCGTCTAATATTTGCTCTTGATCCTCGTTTTCCATTGCCAAGATCAATAATTTCTGCTCTTTGACAATAAATGGTCTATACTTTACTCTCTTCTTTGTAGAAGGAATTGTCAACGTATAGGTTGGCGTTGCAATTTCAGGTAATGCCATAATTTATAATTTCAGTATATTATATAGTAGGTCACATAGAATGCATTAAGTGACTATACTCATAGTAGAACCCCACTGTCACTTTAACAAGTTGAGCTGCTCCAGATGAGTATGGTATTGATGCTACAGTATATGGATATGCGTTTACGAGTCTCGCATTCCATGGATTAAAGTAATCTTCTTTCTTTACATTTCCAGTTTCATCTCTTTGTTCAGGTGATGATCCTTTAAACTTCTCTAACTTGTTTATGAACATGTCACATGCATAGTCTTCATAGTAGTTACATGCAAATGCTCTCTTATATGGTTGATCGTCATAGAAAAATTCAGGGTTAGCAGCGGATCCATTTTGTGTAAAATCTTGCCATGCTCTAAAAAATTTTAATGGTAGTGATGTTCCATCCATAAAGAAACTTAAATCGAGTTCGTTGTATACTTTGGCAGTTGCCATTTTTTGTGTAATACCTTTATGAACTGACTTAACATCAAATGCAGAATAAGTTACGCCTGGCAACTGTATCTCATTACATAACAACTGTAGATTCAACTCATCACCATTATCAGTCAACCTTAAGAAGTCCTGTCCAAGATTGTCCTCAAAGAATTTTGCTAACTTTGGTTTCTTAGCAAACGAGAATTGGTATAAATTAGATGCAGAAATACCACCAGACTTTCCAATAGCCTGCATGAAATTCTGTACTCCTCTTGCGGATGCCATAAATAACCGTATGGTTTGATATATGTATTTATGAAGTCTTACAAGGGAAAGTACAAGGTAATCAACTATAAGAAGTATATTGGTGATCCTACGGGTGTAATATACCGTTCTTTGTGGGAAAGAAAAGTAATGATTTACTTTGATAAGCGGAAAGAAGTCAAGCGTTGGTCATCAGAAGAAATTGTAATTCCTTATCGCAACCCATTTGACGGTAAGGTTCATAGATACTTTCCTGACTTTTATTGTGAAAGAGTAGATCCTAAAACTGGTAAGATAGTTAAAGAGGTTATCGAGGTAAAACCAAAAAGACAAACATTACCACCTAAATCTAAAGGTAAAACCCTTCTTACAGAGCAAAAAACCTACATCATCAATCAAGTAAAGTGGGAAGCAGCACATGACTATTGCGAAAACAGAGGATACGTCTTCAGAATCTTCACCGAAGAGCAGATTCGACCAGCTAATTACAGAACTAAAAGGAAATAAAATATCACAATCTAAACTTAGAGAAGAGGTATTTAATATATTACTAGATGATGCCACGGAAACACCAAGCACAGGTAAGTATTATACATTTGAATATGATCCTAAATTTGCAGATAGATTGAAAGAATGGGATGAATATCCACTTGTATATGCCATGGAATATAAGAAGAATAATCTAATCGGTGCAAATATACACTATATACGTGGTACAAACTCCCGATTAAAGGCACTAAATAATAAAAGGTTTCCTAAACGAACTTTACGTCAATATATACCGAAGAATGCAGATCGCATCTTTTTTGAGATAAAGGAGGATGAAGTGCAATTATTAAGTACACTACCTATAGAAAAATTTCATCGTAACAGATAATGGCTGAAACACAAAACACAGTTATTGAATATCCAGTTGGTCTTTCAGAAATACCTTTTGCTTCTTTTTTACAGATAGAGAAGTATAGTTATGATGAAGCACAGAAAACTGTGGCAAAAGAACAGAATGATGCTTTTGGTTCATTATCAAGAAGTCAGTTAGGTAATGCGATTGATCTTATAGGTAAAGCACAAGAAGGTGCATATGCATCTGGAGATTTTTCTGAAGGACAGAATGAAAGATTTAATGAGTTATATACAGCAAAAGACAGATCACAAACTGAGTTATTTTCTGGTGGACAAGTAAATATATACGATCCTAATGTAGATAAAAGTTTAATTGTAATAGTAAATGGTGAGGAAAAAACTATAGGTCAATTGCTGAAGGACAAGCAGGAGATGAAAGATAGACAAAGTAAAGGTCTAATGTCTAAGAAATGTATGTTACCTTTACCTAATGAATTTCAATATAAGTATGGTGCAGATTGGAATAATGAATTTAAGTTAGGAACACTAGCACTTGCAGCAGACGATGCAGGAAGGTTTCTTGCAACAACTGGAGCTGGTGCTGCGATTGGTGGAGGAAGTAGTGCACTTGCACAATATCTTAGCAATCCAGTAACAGGTGGTGCTCAAAGTAAAGTGTTAAAATCACTTGGAATTGATCCTACAAAAGTTGTTCAAGGTGCTGCAGGAGGTGCAGCAAAAGCTGCCAATTTATATGGTGTCAACAGTCCACTTAATCCTACAAACCTTGCAGGATTGGCAGGACTAGCACCTAATGAAAACTCAATACAGTTTTTCCAAAGAATGCAGGGTAGACAATTTAGTTTTAGATTTGAGTTAGCAGCAAGAAGTAAGAAAGAAAGTAAAACGATAATTGAAATAATTGAATGGTTTAAACGTGGTATGCATCCTGGCTCAAAACAAGGTAGAGGTAGTGCAGTATTACTTACATTCCCAGATGTGTTTGTATTATGTCCAAAGTTTGTTCAGTGTGATGAATCAGGCAACCCTGTAGGAGATCCAATACAACACCCTATGATGCCTAAGACTAAAATATGTGCATTGACCAACTTAACAATAAACACTACACCATTTGGTCAATTACAAACAATATTTGATGGATCTATTCCACTAGTAACTATGGAGTTAATGTTTATGGAAACAACAAAACTTACACGTGTGGATATGGAAGGTGCTTCATATACGGACGAAAAAGCATCAAGAGTTGTTGGTGTCAGAACATCAGAGGGTGGTTTCAAATCAAATCCAGATAATAAATTTACAGGAGTGGTAACTTACTAATGTTAAAAAGACTTCCCGATTTATTCTATAACTTTTCGTCAAGACCTCTTGACTCAGATTATTTGCTTGTCAAAAATATATGGAGACGTGCACAAATTCTTGTAGAATATAAAACACAAGTTACTCTGTTTACAGAAGAGAATGTAAGAGATGGCGAGAGACCAGAAGATGTTGCTACTAGATTATATCGAAATCCTTTTTATAATTGGACTGTACTTGTTATCAATGATATTACAGATGTATATGCTCAGTGGCCACGGTCAGTAACCCAACTACAAGAGTTTATAAATCAAAAGTATGATAATCCTATGGCAACAAAGCATCATGTAACCACAGAGGTTAAAGATGCTACTGATAATATTATTGTTCCTGCAGGAAAGGTTGTTCCATCTAATTTTCAAGTTGCATATTACAATGGATCTACAACCATTACAGCAACACCTGTAGCATCAGTAACTAATGCAACATATGAAACAGAGTTAAATTCAAAGAAACAAAATATACAAGTAGTTAAACCAGAACTAATTGAAGACTTTGTTGCTGTATATTATGAGATAGCAAATAAAGGTAAGAATCAACCTTCAGCAACGTCAGCAGCAGATATAACAATGGATTAAAAAAGACCCCCGAAGGGGTCTGTAAGTTCCGAATGTAGACATCGCACGAAAGATGTCATCATTATTTAGTCATCTTTTGCAAGTTGTGCAAAGTATGATAACGTATCCGTTTCTTCATTTACTGATGCAGGAGCACTAGCAACAGGTGTTGGTGCTGCCTCAACCTCTTCGTATGCTGTTTCAGCATCGACTGGTTTCGAGTAGTTACCCTTCAAAGTACTCTCAAGTCTAAACTTAAGATCTTCATAGGACTTGAACTGATCATCAGCAGTGAATGCTGCTAGACTATGTTCTTCTTTCCACAGTGCTTCCAATTCTTTGTCATTGAATCCACCTAATGTAGATGTCTCTGCAAACTCAGACTTGTCATAGTTCCAGAATCCTGCGACTCTAGTAATCTTTAACTTAAAGTCTGCACCTTTCCAGAAATCAAATGGATTTACTGGTGTCTCATCTTCAAATGCGGGTTGCATTGATTCCATAACCTTATCAAAGATCTTCTTACCATATCTGTATAAGAATACTCTGCCTTCATTAGAAGGATTTGCACTATCTTTAACAACATAGATGTTGCTGTAATAGTTTAACTTACGCTTCTGTTTGCGTGCTTGATCTCTTTGTGGAGATCCCTCTGCTCCTGCGTTCCATAGTTCTCTGTTGAGATCAGAAACAGGATCTTTTTTACCTAAAGTTGTTAAGGAGTTTTCGATATACCAACCACCAGGTCCTTGGAAGGCATGACTCCAAACTTGTGCCCATGGAAGGTCTTCTCCATCGGGTGCAGGGAGAAATCTGATTACAGCGTAACCATTTCCTGCTTTGTCCACCTCTGGTTTCCAGAGACGCTCATCAGGACCTGACTTAGTTTCAGTCTTGTTGAGATTTTCTGCTTTAGAAAGTAAGTCTTGAAAATTAGACTTCTTCAATGCACTAAACGACATGTGTATTCTCCGTATTTTTGTATTTGAATATTACTGCAATGCAGCATTACTATTTATTATAGCAGAATAAAAATGATTTGACAAGCTCTTCTGCTTTCTCCTCTCCGAAGATACCCTTAAGGTATCCACCGACAGGATCTAATCTTGTCATATAAGTATCAAAATCAGCATATACTGACGTATCTTCTCCATCTGGTTCTACTGCTTCTACCATCCTTCTATATGCATCGAGATATTGTGCAAACTCTCCTACGTATTGATCTACCTCATCCATCTTACACTTACGTACAAAAATATTCTCTGAGAAGTGATTACCTTTCTCAAAGAATCTATAGTCCTCTGTTGCTACTGGAAGGTTTGGATGTGAGAACATATAGTTCTCTGTAGGATGCTGAAAATCAAATACTATGATTACCTTATACTCAGCAAATCCCATAAGATCCATGCCAAAACAGGGCAGATTACTGCCAGTTTTAGGATAGAGGATGTTGTTGTAAATGCTAGACTTTTCATTGTAAATTTCTACCTCACGTGCTTTCAAAAAATATTTATGTTGCCACTCTTTCGCTACAAGAGATGTATC